AGCGTGTCGCGTCCGTTCTACGTCGAACTTCATCGGCCGGCGGCCTTCAAGCCGCAGCCTCAGTTCGACCCGACCGGTACGCGTGTTGTGAACGGCCCCGTTGGCCGAAACACCTACAAGCTCCGCATCATCAAGGGGGTGACCCCTGCGTCTAGCCTGTTCGGCGTCATGCTGATCGAAACTCTGATCCATGTGCCGGCAGGTGCCGATATGAATGACGCGGCAAATGTGCGTGCAGCCTTGTCCGTGCTGGGTGGCCTCTTCAATGAGGACCCGGTTGGCTTGGCTGAGACGCCCATCAGCGGCTTGTTGTCGTAATCGCCGGACTCGTCATGAGACGGCGTGACCAACGCCACCAGAGTTTTATCATGCTGGTGGGGGTGTTTGTTTTACTGATTATGGGTGCCACATGCGTACTGCAGCAACGCTCTTTCGATCACTCCGGGCAGATTTGCCCACAGCCACCCTCGATGGGTGGAGCCCTGACCTCAGACCAGACGACGTCGCCGCTCAATTACTACTGAGCAGTGCCGTCCGAAAGTTTGTCGGTGACGAGCCCATTTCCGATGCCGCTTACAACGCGGCTATCCAAAAGTTCCTCGACGCGAATGATTGCGCTGGGAGCTTCACGGAAGAGGGTCACGTAAACACGTCGTTAGATGAGGTCCTGCTTGGCGGCTTCAATGCTGCCGTGCGGGACTTCTTCGACGACTGCGTGGACAACGCAGTAATCAGCGACAACGCACTTGAACACTTCGGACTGGGGATTCCCGGTCCTGGAGCGAGTATTGGAACTCGGGCAACAGACATGTTGCACAAAATGTTCGATAGCGCGGTTTCTGTTACGTCGGGCTTGCTGCCTATATGGCAGTACTGTACCACCTCGGAAATTTTCGAACCACTGGCGAACGCGTTCTTCATCGCACGCGAGCGCCATGGTCTCCAGGTGGTGGAAGGTAGTAAGATTTCGGTCGTGCCAAAAACGGTCGACGTCGGTCGTGTCATTGCCACTGAACCATCCGCTAACATGTGGATGCAACGTGGCCTATCGATCCAGCTCGAAGCTGGTCTCGAACGACACTTCGGTATCAACCTGTCTAACCAGCAGGAGAAGAACCGAATCCTAGCCCAAAACGGATCAGCATTTGACTCGCTGGTCACGTTGGATTTGGAATCAGCCTCTGATCTCATCTCAACTCGTGTGCTAAATGCATACTTTCCGCGGTGGTTTGCGGATCTGGTCGGGCTTTACCGCTCACCAGTTGTTGAGGTCCCTGATCACGGCGCCGTTAAACTGCACATGGTGTCGACGATGGGTAATGGTTTTACCTTCTCGTTGATGACGATTATCATGTGCTGCGTCGTCAAGTCTGCTGCAAGCTCTTCGGGTGCTCGCCTGACCCGTTGGAGTCGGGCGCACGCATCGCGCGTGTGCTCTGATTCGCTGCCACTAACCCCGGGTAACTGGGGGGTGTTCGGCGATGACATTATCTGCCCGAAGGATATATCTCTTCGTGTGGTAAGACTCTTAGGCCTCCTTGGTCTAAAGGTGAACAGCAGAAAGTCCTTTGTTGAAGGACCGTTCAGAGAGTCCTGCGGTGGCTTTTATTACCGCGGAGAAGATGTACGTCCAGTCTTCGTCAAGCACATAGAACAACGTGCTGACCTCTATGTTGTATTCAACAGCCTCAGCGAGTGGGCGGCCCTACATGGTTTCCAGTTGACGAACACCTTGAAAATGGTGCTGCGTTGGCTGGAGGGGATTGACAATTGTCACGTCATTCCTTTCCATCTCGGGTCGAACCAAGGGATTAGGTTCCCGTCTCGCTTCCTTGGGACTGATCACCCTAAGGACGAAAACGACTCGTTTCTTTATGAGTGCCTCGAACCGAGGCCTCAGACGAAGCGTGTTCGCCAAGGCGCCCTGCGTACTAGCGCTGGATTCTTCAAAGTAATGAACCACTTTGGGGTCTCCCAATGCTTTGTAGCTGGGCACATACGGGACGGTAGGTACTCTGTCCGTGAAACAGACAGAAAGTCCGTACGCTACCGCACGACGCATGGTGTTTCTCCTTCCTGGGACCACCGTGTTCCCGAAGCTGGCCGATCTTTGGCCAGTCTAGGACGAGTGATCGACGTTTTGG